AAAATGAATAGTAGAGCATCAAAGCCGTTGGATATGTTTGTAGTTGAGGTCGGAGGGCTAGAGGTCACAGTTAACCTGATGCACCGAGGCTCACTGAGCAAGGGCACACGGCCCAGGTTTGAGGTTGAGGCTGGGGTAGACTGGGACGGGGACGAGGTGCCACTGTGTGCCGAGGACAGGCTGTCTGCGGTGCAATGGGTGATGACAGTATACAAAGGGGACTGCTATGACGTCTGATGTATTAGGTGCAGTGCTGATGATTGCACTACTAACTAGGTTCGATCTTATCTTAGTATTATTATTTAAGATCGTATCACTTTTTACCTTGACGGATTCGAAATAGGCTGTATGCTACAGCTTGTCTGTCCCCCCAGGTATATACCCTATAAGGATAACTGACATGACACCACTAACATGCCTAGCACTAGCACTTTACTTCGAAGCTAGAAGTGAACCCATAGATGCACAACTAGCTGTAGCTGAAGTAATCTATAACAGAGTTGAGGATCAAAGATATCCTGAGGACATCTGTGCTGTAGTATACCAACGTAAGCAGTTCTCTTGGACACATGATGGTCTGTCAGATAAGCCTAAGAACAAAGAGGTATGGCTTGAGGTGAGGACACTAGCATCTGAGATTATATCTAAGGACATAGATCTTCTAGGTCATGGGGCTACACACTATCATGCAGAATATGTTAGACCATACTGGACAGATAGCTTGACACAAGTAGGACAGTATGGCACCCATGTATTCTATCAATGGAAGGAGAGCTGATCTAATGAGCAATAGCTACTATGATAACGACAGTGAGGTAGTCCACCAGCCATGTCCCTTTGAGGATTGTGGTAGTAGTGATGCCTTCGCATACAACACCGATAAGATGACAGGTAATTGCTTTGCCTGTGACAGAGGATACCCTCACAAGGGGATGAAGTTAACCGAGTGGGCCAGAGATGAGTACCCACTACAGGACAAAGAAAGATTCAACACCATGACAGAGCTCACAGTGCGACACCCTAACGGGCTAAGTATAGCACCAGTAACAACAGAACTATTGACAGCTGAGACACGGGCCTACCGAGGTATCCTTGAAGGGACTATGGAGTTCTTTGGTGTGCAGTCATTGATTAACCAAGAGGGTGAGATCAAGAAGCAAGCATACATCTACCCTTCGGGTGGTCGTAAGATCCGTAGTATGCCTAAGGCTTTCCATACTGAGGCTGGGTTCCGAGGTGATGAGCTGTTCGGTATGGACAAGTTCAATGCTGGGTCATCTCGTATGGTAGTTATCACCGAGGGTGAGGTTGATGCTATGTCATCCTTCCAGATGCTAGAGAAGAAGTATCCTGTAGTCTCACTGCCTTCGGCCTCCCCGAACAAGAAGCTATGGCAGGGTGATGCTAAGGTATGGCTTGACAGCTTCGATAAGATCATCCTGTCAGTGGACACAGATGATGCTGGCAATGGTATAGCTGACAAGATTGCTAACCTATTCCCTAACAAGGTCTATCGTATACCTCACGACAAATACAAGGATGCCAATGAGTTCCTTGAGGCAGGTGCAGGTCAGTCGTATCGGTCTGCCTTCTACAATGCCAAGAAGTATACACCTCAGAACGTATGGAACACACCTGAACAGTTCCTTGGTATCCTTCACGAAGAAGATGATGCTATGTTCCTGCCTACAGGCATTGCTGCCTTTGATGAGGTAGCACTGGGTCTAATGCAAGGACACCTCACTGTGTTCCAAGCCCCCGAAGGTATCGGTAAGACTGAGTTCATGCGTTACTTGGAGTATCACTTCCTATCTAACCACAAGGATGTGCCTATTGCTATCTGTCACCTCGAAGAGACAAAGAAACGTGGCCTCTTAGGCTTGGTATCCTACAAGCTAGGCAAGAACCTGACACGCAAGGATCTTATTGATGAGGCTAACATGTCAGCTGAGGTTGATCAGGCCCTGATCGAACTGACTGAGCAAGAGAACCTCTATCAGTTTACTATTGGTGTAGACGAAGATCCAATGGAGATCCTCAATCGTATCCGTTACTTTAGTCAGGCATGTGGTGTGAAGTATGTATTCTTTGAGCCTATCCAAGACTTGGCTTACTCACGTCAGGGTGATGAGAGTATTGAGAAGTGGCTGTCTGCCCTGTCTGTGCAGCTGTCCCGTATGTCAGCTGAGTTGAACGTAGGTATCGTTACCATTGCACACGAGAATGATGACGGTCAGATCAGGGACTGTCGGACTATCGGCAAGAGGGCCAGTGTTGTAGTTAAGCTTGAACGTGACAAGATGGCTGAGGATGACGATGCTCGTAACACAACGAGGCTACTGGTCACAAAGAACCGACCAGCTGGGACAACAGGACATGCTGGCTCCCTTGAGTTCGACATGGATAGCTTCACCCTCAAAGAAAAGTTCGATAGGTTTGCTTGATGGTGATGGTTGGACCGATAGGATATGGGAGATGTGACAATGAAGGTGTGTAGCACATGTAAAGAGACTAAGTTCTTTGGTATGTTTAGCCTTAATAAAGCTACAAAGGATGGTTATAACTATCAGTGTAAGGCTTGTTATAAAGCTCACTACGAAGCTAACAAAGAGAGGTTACTTGAAAAGCAAAAAGCTCACTACGAAGCTAACAAAGAGAGGCATGCTGAGAGGAGTAAAGCTTACAGAGAATCTAACAAAGAGAAGATAGCTGAGATTAGGAAATCTTGGCAAGAAGCTAACAGAGAGAGGCTGACTGAGTACAAGAAAGCTTACAGAGAAGCTAACAGAGAGAATATGAAAGCTTACAGAAAAGCTAACAGAGATAGGATGACTGAGTACAACTCCCGTCACCGAGCACGTAAACGTAATGCTATCCCTAAGTTCCTCCGTAACTGTGAGGTAGAGAAGCAGAGGCTACGGGATATTTTTAAACTACGTCAGTTGTTATCTTATGTTACAGGCATTGAACACCATGTAGATCACATGTGGCCTCTATCTAAGGGTGGTCCTCACTGGTCAGGTAACCTACAGATACTCACAGCTACAGAGAACTTGAGTAAATATGACAAGCTCTGTAAGACACTCAAGAAGAACATCAAGGCCAGCCTAGAGATTGCGAGGAAAGAGTATGTCAACGATGAAGATAACAGCAATAGACATTGAGACTGAGAGCCTATCACCTAAACGTATCTGGGTTGTAGTAGCCAAGGACATAGAGACACATGAGGTTGAGGTGTTCAGGCACCTCGACACTGATGAGGCTGAGGCATCTAGGTTCAAGGCATACTGCAAGGCATACGATAAGTTCGTATTCCATAACGGCATTGGCTTTGATGTGCCTGTCCTTAACCGTATCCTTGGGGACACCATCAAGCTAACGTCAGTGATCGACACCCTGATCGTCTCCCGTATGGTGGACTACAACATCAAGGGTGGTCACTCACTGGATGCTTGGGGTAAACGTATCAACCTGTTCAAGGGTGTGTTCAAAGACTTCGAGGGTGGCCTGACACAGGAGATGGAGGACTACTGCATCAATGACGTTGAGGTCACAGTTAAACTGTTCAACAAATTCAAGCCAGTCATCTTCGATAAGACATGGGCCAAGGCACTACGTATTGAGCATGACATCCAGATCATCTGTGAAGAGATGAAGACTAACGGCTTCAAGTTCGATCAGGATACAGCTGAGGAATACTTAGGTGAGATCCTCACTCGCATGGATGAGCTTGAACTACAGTTTCAGAGTGACTTCCCTCCTGCCCTGACCGAGGTTAACCGTATCAAGTATAGGCTCAAGGCTGATGGCAACCTCTATAAGAATGTCACTGATGCCTTGGCTAACTACACCAAGACAAAGAAGGAAGGTGATGATCTGATCTGCTACAACTACGTCCCCTTCAAGCCCTCATCCACCAAGCACAGGATTGAACGCCTATGGGAGGCAGGATGGCAACCTATCGACAAGACCAAGGGACACATGGAGTTCCTTCGGGATGGTGAGGGTGAGCCTGACAAGCTAGAGAAGTTCACCTACTACGGATGGCAGTGCAATGAGACTAACCTCAACACCCTACCCATTGATGCACCGTCAGGTGGCAGGGCATTGGCTGAGTGGCTCACCTTGGAGGGCCGTAGGTCTAGCCTGATGGAATGGCTTGGTTGTGTAGCAGAGGACGGACGTATCCACGGTAGGTTCACACACATTGGTGCATGGACAGGCCGTCTGTCTCACTCAGCACCTAACCAAGCTAACATCCCAGCACAGTTTCATGGCACCCCTAAGACTGCCGTCGAACAGGTCAAGGCTAAGTATGATGGCCCACTACGTGCACTGTGGCAGGTAGAGGAAGGCAACTACCTTGTAGGCACAGATGCTGAGGGTATCCAGCTACGCATCCTTGCTGACCTGATGGAGAGCCAAGAGTATATTGATGCTATCATTACAGGTAAGAAGGAAGATGAGACTGACATCCACAACCTGAACCGCAAGGCACTGGGCCTATCACATGTCACTAGGGATGATGCTAAGACATTCATCTATGCCTTCCTCCTTGGGGCTGGCACAGGTAAGGTCAGTCAGATCCTCAAGACCGACATGAGAGGGGCAAGTGCAGCTGTCAATAACTTCATGGAAAGTATCTCAGGTCTGGGTAGACTCAAGAAAGGTGTGGTCCCTGCCATTGCACAACGAGGATACTTCCGAGGGTATGACGGACGTAAGGTTAAGGTACCTAACGAACACAAGACACTGGCTGGTATGCTACAGAACGGTGAGTCAACCATCATGAAGTGGGCTACACGACAGTGGATCAAGGATGCTAGGGCCGAGAAGATCAACTTCAAGCTGGTCACATGGCCCCACGATGAGTGGCAGACAGAGGTCATAGGCTCTATGGATCAGGCTGTAAGGCTAGGTGAGATACAACGTAAGGCCATTGAGACTGTAGGCCTGGAGCTAGGCATCATGTGCCCCCTCTCAGGCTCCACAGAAATAGGAAGAAATTGGTTCGAGACCCATTGACATACTCTAATCATTTCACTATATAAACTAAATCAACCCCGCCATAAGGAGACATACACAATGGCTACGAAGTACACAGAAGTTAAGACTACAGGTCCAGTCGAATGGGCTAAGATCTTTGAAACAAATCGTGACATGACAGGTTACGAGGGCACATACGTAGAGTTCGAAGGTGCCTACACAGTACAACAAATCCTTTCTAAGGATGAGTATACTAAGCTTGAAGCCTCAGGTTCCCAGAAGAAACCTAACCAGAAACGTCTGATGGATGGTGAGCTGATTGTTAAGTTCGAACGTAAACACAAGATCACTACCCGTGACGGTAAGGTTATCCCTCAGGCTGGTGGTGCACCGAAGGTTACAGATGCTGATGGTGCAGCATGGGACGTACAGGTATCAGGTCTTATCGGTAATGGTTCTACAGCTGAGGTCACTAACCTTATTTCTACCTTCAAAGGTAATGATGGTAAGATGTACAGCCGTACTACAATTACTGAGATCAAGATCCTTGAGCATGTACCAGTAGAAGAAAAAGAAAACGAGATGGGCTGGTAAGTATACTAACAAAGGGAGGGGCATCAAGCAGCCCTTCCCACACCAAGGAGAGTAACATGATTGAAGCAACATACATCGACCACATGGGCAGTGACTTGTCAGTAGTTAACGCAGCACGTGTTAGCTTTGGTAAGAGCCACGCAGAGTTCGACCCTGTACGTGACACTAAGCTGATCAACTACCTTGCTAAGCACAAGCACATCAGCCCCTTCGGTCATGCCTTCGCATCCTTCCACGTCAAGGCTCCGATCTTCGTGGCACGACAACTTGTGAAGCATAAGTTCCTGCGTTGGAATGAGATCAGCCGTCGATACGTAGATGATGAGCCTGAGTTCTACCAGCCTGAAGTATGGCGTGGCCGTAGTGCTGATAAGAAGCAAGGCAGTGATGGTGTTGTAGACTCGAAACGGGTAGAGTCGTCTCTTCACTTCGTTGATGACTATAATACCCACTATACAGAAGTATGTCTGCATACCTATGCTTCACTTTTGCATGAAGGTGTAGCACCTGAGCAAGCCCGTATGGTACTACCACAGTCTACCATGACAGAATGGTACTGGAGTGGAAGCCTTGATGCCCTTGCTGACATGTGCCGCCTTCGTTGTGCTACAGATACACAATACGAGACACGGTTAGTTGCAGATGACATTAGCAATAAGATGTCTGAACTATTCCCTGTGTCGTGGTCTGCTCTAATGGTCTGTAGATCATAAACCACTGATATGACTTACAGGTCATACTACTGAGCAACTCGTGACGATCCTGATGAACAAACCGTGAAGAAGAAGAATGATGACTAAGTTAGAGGAACTCAAAGCTGCTTATGCTACTGCTGAAGCTGCTGAAGTTGCTGCTTATGCTGCTTGGAATGCTGCTTGGGATGCTTATGAAGCTGCTCGTAAGACTGCTGAAGCTGCTCGTAAGACTGCTAATGCTGCTTGGGATGCTGAACTAAAATACCAAGAGGAGAAACAGAATGACTAAACTTGAAGAACTAAAAGCTGCCCATGACTTTGCCCATGATGCTGCCCATGATACTGCTTATGCTTCTCGTGTTGCTACTGCTAACGCTGCTTGTACTGCTGCACGGCTGCTAATGCTGCTTGGTATGCTGATTATGATACTGAGCTAGAATACCAAGAGGAGAAACAGAATGACTAAACTTGAAGACCTGGAAGCTGCTCGTGATGCTGAGAAAGTTGCACGAATGATAATACAAAGGAGAAACAAAATGACTGAACTTGAAGACCTGAAAGCTGCTCGTGATGCTGCCCGTGATGCTGCTAATGCTGCTCGTGCTGCTGAGAAAGTTGCACGGCTGATAATGTTGCTAATGCTGCTTGGTACGGTGCTAATGCTGCTAAACTAAAGAAGCAAAAGGAGAAGCAGAATGAATTGGAATTATCAACTAATGAAGCACACAGAACCTGACGGTAAGGTCTGGTATGCAGTGCATGAGGGCTACGGTTCATTTGGATACACCGTGGAGCCTGTAATGGTCACGGGGGAAGACAAAGAGGACGTCAAGTGGCTTCTAGAAACTGTATTAAAAGACATTAAGAAACATGGAGTAAAAGACTATGAGTGACTACCGAGTAGACGCAGTGTCTAAAGAAGACTGGGCTGAACGAGCATGGATTGCAGAAGACAAACTCTCCTTACTTTTAGATAACCTCATTACATTGAAGGCTAGACTGAAGAAGTGGGACAACCAGGATTACGTGTATTCATACGTAAACGCCATGCTACAAGAACTAGAGGAGTACCACTAATGTTTACTGTAGAGTTTGAGGCTGATGCTTCTATCATCACTACACTAGACCAACAAGATGCCTTCGAGGATGTTGAGATGGTCTTAGCTGACGATGGTACGATCTATATCAGGCAGTTCGATGAACAGTTAGAAGAGTTCCAAATGATTTACATGAGTGCTCAACAATGGCTAGATCTTATCACAGCCTACCAGTCACCTGAAGGTGCATACGTATTACAGATCGACTACACAACATGACACCCCAGGATTACATTGTAATAGCCAACTTAGTTGTCAGTCTTTACTTAGCTTGGAGAGTGTTTGAATTACAGGATGACCTTGACAAACTGGGTCAGTTCTCTGTAGAGTCTATCCAAGCACTGGCTCAAGCAATAGATGAAATAGAGGAGACACTAGATGGACAAGAAGATTAACACATTAGTCGAGGATATGTACGATGTAATCGAAGGTAAGGGTGGGTGGACAGATGCTATCGGCTCCCTCATGGGTGAAGGTATTGCTACCGTTGCCAACCAACGGTTCGGTAAGCCACAAGAACCACGAGGCTACCTGTCCCTGTCAGGTATTGGCTCACCATGTCAACGTAAGCTATGGTACAAGATCAACAGGACCAATGATGCCGATAAGCTACAGCCTAACACACTACTGAAGTTCTTCTTCGGAGACATGATCGAAGAGCTGGCCCTGTCTGTTGCTGTAGCAGCTGGCCATAAGGTCGAGGGTATGCAGGACCGTCTTGACGTACATGGTATCAAGGGTCACCGAGATGCTGTGATTGATGGCATGACAGTTGACGTTAAGTCTGCCTCCCCCTTCGCCTTCAAGAAGTTTAAGGAAGGTAACCTACGTGACGACGATCCATTTGGTTACATCTCCCAGCTATCCTCCTACGTCTACGCAGCCAAGGATGATCCTCTTGTAACTAACAAGACAGCTGGTGCCTTCCTAGTTATCGACAAGGTTAACGGCCACATCTGCCTTGATGTCTATGACTTCGAAGAGGAGCTGAAGACTAAAGAGCAAGAGATGTTAGCAGCTAAGGAGATGGTGGCTGGCCCTATGCCTGAGTATCGTATCCCTCCCATCCCCCAGTCTAAGACAAGCCCTAACACCAAGCTCGACATGACATGCAGCTACTGTGAGTTCAACAAGATCTGCTGGCCTGAGGTACGTACCTTCCTCTACAGCACAGGCCCCCTCCACTTGGTTGATGTAGTCACTGAGCCACGTACAGTTGAGGTTGGAAGAGATGGCAACTAATAAGTTCTACGGTATGAAGCATGGGTATCGGTCTGGTTTAGAGGACCGAGTATCCCAACAACTCAAGAAGCTTTCAGTCCCTGTCAAGTATGAAGAGCTTAAGATCAAGTATGAGGTACATGACTTCCGAACCTACACACCTGACTTCGAACTTCCCAATGGTATCATCATAGAAACCAAAGGGAGGTTCGTACTGGACGATAGAAAGAAACACCTTCTAATAAAAAAGCAACACCCAGACCTTGACATTCGTTTCGTATTCTCTAACTCTAAGGCTAAGATCAACAAGGGTTCCAAGACTACCTACGGTATGTGGTGTGACAAGAACGGGTTCCTTTACGCAGACAAACTAATCCCTGAGGAGTGGATCAAATGGCGGTGATAGAAGTTCATAAGTTTATTGAAGGACCATTTGAATTAGGTGACGAGACGTGGTATAATTTGTGTCTTGCTCTGTTGCCAGATGATGATTGGGCTGAGGTAGAGATATACTACTCAAGCTTTGATGCAGCATACGAGGACTCTATCAGAATTAATCGTAGCCCTTACCCCTTGGAGGTTGATGACGGATGTTTGATTTCGAATCTAAACTAAGAGCACTCGTAGAGAACTACGGTCTGATGCTCTTGCTCGAACAGAATGAAATCACAGAAGAGTTTGTAGTTAGGTTCTTGATTGACGAAGGTCTCGTGGACTTTGAGGACTACATAAATGTTGATGAAGAAATGGAAGAATGGAAAAGGATTGAAGAATGAATATGAGTTACGTTGAACCCTACACAGCACAGGACTACAGCCTATGGGTCGAGGACAAGATCGTTACTGAAGGACAGACACGTCTAGTAGAGAATGTCCTTGGTCTTGTAGGCGAGGCTGGTGAGGTAGCTGAGAAGATCAAGAAACAAATCAGGGATGGCTCTCGTGTCTCTAACGAAGAGATCGTCAAGGAGTTAGGTGATGTTGTCTTCTATGCTACAGCACTAGCCAACTACTTAGGTTATGACCTACAAGAAGTACTTGACCGCAACATTGATAAGCTTGACAGTCGTGAGGCACGAGGTGTAATCAAAGGTTCAGGTGATAACAGATGACCAACTATCTCTGGAGACTTACCAACTACCTGACTACACGAGCTGAACATCGACGTGTGATTAAAGAACTGAACAGACTTACTGATGCTGAGCTAAAAGACATTGGCATTAACCGTTGTGACATTGACCGCCTTGTGTGGTTGCCAGAAGATAAACAAGAAAGAGGCAATAAATAATGAAGAACTACCAAGAGTTTTCTACCCGTGCTAATGTGGTGACACGGCGTACGTATAACCGTCCTAAAGAGGATGGCACCTTCGAGTCATGGGCTGAGACAGTTGACCGTGTTGTTGAGCACCAGCAGTGGCTCTGGGAACGTGCTAAGGGTAACACCCTCGACATGCTAGAGATCGTTGAGCTTGATACACTTCGTACACTTATGATGGAACGTAAGGCTACAGTATCAGGTCGTACTCTTTGGCTTGGTGGTACTAAGGTATCCAAGACACGAGAAGCATCCCAGTTCAACTGTTCCTTTGGTCGTGTTGAAACTGTCCATGACATCGTAGATGCTATGTGGCTGTTGCTTCAAGGGTGTGGTGTAGGCTTCGAACCAGTTGTTGGTACACTCAATGGCTTTGCTAAGAAGCTAGACGTGAAGATCATTCGTTCTGCTAAGGTCTTGGGTGAAGCCAAGGGCTGTCCTAGCAACCAGTCATGGACATCTGTAGACGAGGAAGGCAAGAAGACATACCACCTCAAGATTGGTGATAGTGCTGAGGCTTGGGCTAAGTCAGCAGGTAAACTGTTTGCTATGAAGG